GGTGCGCGCCACATGATCGTCAATGACTACGGTGGTGGCGTCGAGTTGCTCTATCCGGTGGCCATTGAAGTCGGCACCGAGGTGCTGCTGACGGTCGGCTGCGATCACAGCACGGCCACGTGCGAGTCGCGCTTCGGCAACCTCGACAACTACGGCGGCTTTCCCGCCATCCCGAGCAAAAACCCGTTCTCGACGGGCGTGTTCTGAATCCCTGGAGAAATCGCCATGTGGTACCTCGTCGTCATCGTGGTGGCGGCGCTGGTTTCGGTCGCGCTCGCGCCGAAGCCGCCCGAACCCAAACCGGCGTCCCTGTCTGACGTCGATGCCCCCACCGCAGAAGAAGGCCGACCGATTCCCGTCGTGTTCGGCACGGTGCTGCTCCGTGGCTCCAACGTCGTCTGGTATGGCGACCTCGAAGCCGACCCGATCAAGAAGAAAGGTGGCAAGAAATGACCACTCAGACCGTTATCACCATCGATCACGTACGCGCCGTGGGTCTGTGCGTGAACGGCACGCGCACTTGGTTTGCGCGTCACGATCTGGATTTCCGCGCCTTCCTGCGCGATGGCTGTGATGCCGACACCTTGCTGGCCACCGGCGATGCAATGGCCCAACGTGTGGTCGAGCATGCCCGCGATCAATCCAGCCAGCGGGAGCAAGGCTGATGGGTGGCAGCAGCAAGAAGCAAACCGTCGGCTACCGCTACCGGATGGGGCTGCATCTGGCCCTGTGCCAAGGCCCGGTCGACGCCGTGCAGGAGATCCAGATGGGCGACCGTACCGCGTGGGGCGATGCCGACCGCGCGCCGCTGTCCAGCGGGCATGGGCTGACCAGCCTCTCCATCAACAAGCCCACGCTGTTTGGCGGCGACGAGCGCGAGGGCGGCGTGGTCGGCACCATCGATGTGCTGTCTGGCCACGCGGGCCAAGGTCGTAACGACTACCTGATGAGCCGCCTCGGTAGCGCCATTCCGGCCTTCCGGGGCGTGTTGTCACTGGTGGCCCGCAAGATCCTGTTTGCGGCCAACAACCCCTACATCAAACCGTGGGCGGTGCGAGTGCGCCGCTTCACGGCAGGCTGGTTTGAAGCGCCGTGGATGGAATGGAATGCCGAAGTCCGCACCTGGGATGAGGACGAAGGCCAGGAAATCAGCGTCGGCATGAACCCGGCGCACATCCTGGTGCAGTGCCTCACCGATCCGCACTGGGGCATGGGCTATCCGCAGAGCACCATCGGCTGGAGTTTCTGGAACGCGGCATGGGCTTTGTCTAGTGAGGGCTTCGGCCTCAATCTGATCTGGACGCGCCAGCAGCCCATCGAGAGCTTCATCGGCCAGGTCATCGATCACATTGGCGGCATCCTCTACACCGACCCGGAGCAAGGCACGTTTGAGCTCAAGCTGCTGCGCGACGACTATTGGATCGACAGCCTGCCGCAGTTGGGGCCTGACGAAATTGTGCGGCTGGAACGCTTCGAGCGCGCCCAGTGGGGCGAGTTGCCCAACGAGTTAACGGTGGTCTACACCGACTGGCAGACCGGCGGTGATGCTGCCGTTACGGTCGAGAACCTGGCCGCCATCCAGTTGCAAGGCGGCGTGATCAATCAGCGCCGCGACTACCCTGGCGTCAACTACGGGCCGCTGGCTGCCCGGCTGGCCTTGCGTGACCTGCGTGCCTTGGGTTCACCACTGGCACGGATGAGTCTGACGGTGGCACGCGACACGCTGGAGCGTGCGCCGCTGCCGGGTGATGTATTTCTGCTGAACTGGCCGCGCTTGAGTGTGGATCAGATGGTGGTGCGCGTCACCGGCATCGACACCGGCACCTTGGGCGCGGCCGAGTGGCGCATCGAAGCCATGGAAGATGTGTTCGGGATGAGCAACACCGTGCTGTCGCCCCCGCCACCGCACGTCGAGGAGCCGACCGTCGAACCTTTGCCGCCCGCCTTGGTGCTGGCCGTCGAGGTGCCGTATTGGGAACTGGCCCGGCGCTTGTCGCGCGCAGATCTGGCCTACCTGACCGATACGGACACCTATCTCGGTGCGCTGGCTGCCGCCGGTGGCACTGGGCAACTGAATTGGCAACTGGCTACCGGCGCGTCGGGCGGAGACCTCACTGCCGTGGTGGGCGAAGACTACGCACCACTGCTGACGCTCGATGTGGCTTTGCCTGCCAGCGAGTTCGATGCCATCGGTGTGCCGGTGACGGCCATCAGCCAGCCGGAGAGACTGGCCGTGGGCGACTACGCCTATCTGGTGGCTGCCAATGGGGCAATTGCAGAGGCGCTTGCCATCCTGGCCTTCGATGCTGCCAACGCGACCATCGATCTCGCACGCGGCGTGCTCGACACCACACCCCAAGCACATGCCTCGGGGACTCGACTGATCGGTGTTGGTGAATGGCTGGCATCCGAAGGTGCGGAGCGGGCCCCGGGCGAATCGGTGTTCGTGGGCGCGATTCCTCGCACATCTACCGATCAGGGCGATCCTGTGCTGGCCACCAATGGGCAGCCGATGGTGCTGACCGGTCGGCAGGCTTTGCCGTATCCACCCGGTCGTATCCGCCTCAATGGCCAGACTGAGCCTGCCGTTGTGGCCGGTGATCTCAACGTCGCGTGGGCACATCGCGACCGCACTCAGCAGACAGCCTACCTCGTGCAGCAAGACGAAGGCGATATCGGGCCAGAACTGGGCGTGACCTACACGGTGCACATCCGCAATCGCAACAACGTGCTGGTTCGTACTGAGACGGGGCTGCTTGGTACCGCCTACATCTGGACGGCAGCAGTGGCCGTGCTGGATGCCGGTGCGCTGGGCGACCGCATCACAGTCGAAATCAGTGCCGAACGCGATGGTTTGAGCAGTTGGCAGCCGCAGGTGCGAGTCCTGGATCGCGCGGGCTACGGCCTACGCTGGGGAAAGTATTGGGGAGGTGTGTGATGGAAGCACGCATTGATGTTCATCTGCTCACCCTGAACGAGCCTGCGGAATGGCGGGATGCCTGCATCGCCAGCCTCGAGGACGCACCGATCCAGTTGCACGTTTTGCCTGGCATTCCGGGGCGTATTGGCGAGGCACGCGCGGCAGGCTATGCACAAGGCACGCTGCCGCTGATGTCCTTTGTCGATCCCGACGATTTGTACGAAGCCAGCGCCTTCACACAGCTGGCCGATGCGCTGGATGCCTGCCCGCAGGCCGTGATGGCCTACACCGACGAAGCACTGACCGACGAAAACGGCCAGGACATTGCCGTGCGGCGTCTGGCCTACAGCCGTTGGCAGCACGCCAACAGCGCCAACCACGTTCACGGCCTGATCGTGATGCGCCGATCTGCCGTGGAAGCCGTGCTCAAGGAAACCACCGACCTCAACAACTTTGCCGACTGGCTGCTGACCCTGCTGGTGGCCAAACGCGGCGGCGTGCTGTACCTGCCCATCGTCGGGCGTCACTGGCGGCAGCATCCGCAGCAAAGCCACCGCACCGGCGATCCGGAAGCAGTCCGGCGCATTCGCCACGCATCGAATCTCTGGAGATAGACCATGTCATCAATCGACCCGAATCTTGGACTCAACTACGGCTGGACACTCGGCGAAAGCGGCTGGGACACCGGTATGGATGCCAACCTCAAGCGCTTGGGCGCAATGGTCGGCCTGTCCGTGAAAGACCGCGACCTGACCACGCCACCGGCCAGTCCCGCCAACGGCGACCGTTACCTCGTGCCTGCCGTTGCTACCGGCGCGTGGGCAGGCAAAACCAACCAGATCGCGGTGCGCATTGCCGATGCCTGGGAGTACCACTCGCCCAAGATCGGCTGGCTTTGCTACATCGAGGACGAGGCCAAGCTCTCGGCCTACAAGTCCACCGGCTGGAGCGCAGGCCTCGCCATCTGATTTCTCATCTTCGTACCCACCCGAAGCCCGCCCAGATGTTCACGCACTGGGCGGGTTTCGCATTTCTGGAGACTGCCATGACCGAACCTGAACAACAACAGCCTGCACTCGTCGAAAACATGCTCCTCTTGCGACGCGAGGACTTCGACGAACTGCTCGACCGCGCCGCTGAACGCGGGGCCGAGCGTGTCCTGACCCACCTTGGCCTGGAAAACGGCCACGCAGCACGAGACATCCGTGAACTGCGCGACCTGCTCGAAGCCTGGCGCGATGCCCGCCGTACCGCGTGGCAGACCACTGTCAAGGTCATCACCACCGGCATCCTGGCCGCGCTTCTGGTGGGGGCCGCCATCAAGTTGAAACTGATGGGAGGCCCGCAATGATCGAGACACTGCTTGGTGGCCTCCTCGGCGGGGCATTCCGTCTTGCACCTGAAATCCTCAAGTGGCTCGACCGCAAGGGAGAGCGTGGCCACGAACTGGCGATGCAGGACAAGGCGCTGGAGTTCGAGAAGCTGCGTGGCGCGCAGCGAATGTCGGAAATCGGCGCGGGTGCCGATGCCGCGTGGAACGTCGGGGCCATCGAAACCCTGCGCGAAGCCGTTCGCACTCAGGGCGAGAAAACCGGCGTGCGCTGGGCCGATGCCTTGTCGATCAGCGTGCGCCCCGTCATCACCTACTGGTTCATGGCCTTGTACTGCGCCGCCAAGACGGCCGCATTCGCGGCAGCCGTGACTGCTGGCGCTGGCTGGGGAACCGCCATCCTGCATGCATGGACGGAGGCCGATCAAGCTCTGTGGGCCGGGGTGCTCAACTTCTGGTTCCTTGGGCGCGTGTTTGACCGGGTGCGGCCGTGATTGAGGTACCAAAAGCGGCTATCGAGCTGGCCAAGCGCTTTGAGGGATTCGAGCGCAAGGTGAAGCGCGGAATCGAGATCACTGCCGTTCCCTATATCTGCCCAGCAGGTTTCTGGACGATTGGGTACGGTCATCTCTGCGATCCCAAGCACCCGCCGATCACAGAGGCGCAAGCCGAAGTCTATCTGGCGCGCGACATCCAATTGGCACTCGCCGCCACACTACGCTACTGCCCGATGCTGGCCACCGAGTCCGAGGGGCGGCTCGCTGCCATCGTGGACTTCACGTTCAACCTTGGCGTAGGGCGACTGCAAACGTCGACGCTACGACGGCGCGTCAATCAGCGTGACTGGGTGGCGGCTAGCCAAGAACTCCGCCGTTGGGTGTATGGCGGAGGCCGGGTGCTGCCGGGCTTACTCGCACGCCGCGAGGCTGAAGCGCATCTTCTGTCTGCCTGA